ATTGTATTTTCTTGTAAAATATTTAAATAGTTTTCCACCAACACCTTGACAAACATAATTATAATTACTTGCAAATCTTGTTAATTCCCATCTATTATTACCCTTTTCTTCTTCCTTAAATTGCATAACAGCAATAAGTTCATTATTATAATAAGCACCAAGATAAACTGAAGATGCAACAAAACCTTGGATATGATATTTATTCAAAAATGCTTTTGAAGTAAATTTATCAATTTCTCTAATATCACATTTTCTACCCATAATTTTAGGCATATTTTCACATTTTTTGAGAATATGTTTAATTTTATTAAGAACAATATCCTTATTCTGAACATATTCATCCTCAAAAATCTGCAATAATCTTATACCCTTTTCTTTACAAGCATCTGTTCTATCTCTTTGATATGTTTTTATTGAATAATAATCAGGATGTTCAACTAAACCATTGAACTGTATTGCTGCCTTTATTTGTGGTATATAAAAAGACAATTCATATGGTGCAATTATTGTATTATCATCACAAATTATTTCACCATCAAACAATGTTCTGATATATTCATATATCTCTTTCTTAATCTCACTATTTGTCATAAGCATTATTTTTTGTCAAATATACAAAGTTTAAATATAAAAAACAAACAAGGTTTTATCTCCAACCTTGTTTTAACTTATCTTTTTTAACTTTTATAATAGTTCTACCAATTCTATGTAAAAAATTGTTTAACTGTTTTTCAATATATGGCATTGTTATTCCATATAAATTAAAATAATCAGTAAACACTTCTTTTAAACCATCATTAATTTTTAACTCATTAAAATTTTCTTTTGCTGTTAAATACAAATTCCATGTTTCTGAAGAAGTTAATAAATCATCATTATATGGTTCTTGTTTATCCATCATATATGCATATAATCCATTTGAAAAACCTTCTTGTTCAGACTTTATACACAAATATAATAATTTGGCCAATTTTTGTTTATTTTCACTTTTTGATTCCAAATCAGTTTTTATTTTTTCATATAACCCATTTGAATCACCAAATTCATGCCCCATCTTTTCTTGTTGAAAAATGTGTTCCACTTTATGTTGTATTGTTTCCATGGATTTTGGTTTATCAACTGTTCCATTTATTGCATAGATGTTAATAAACATCATGGCAAGTCCTTTATTTATAAAAATAGAACCACCATCTGTTATATAGGACAAATTATATTTTTCCTTAAAATCTTTACTTAAAAAATTCCTATATATTACAGAACTAACAATTTTTATCTTATCAATATAAGAAACAATGGAAATCTTTTTTTTTATTAACAAGTTATTTTTTTCTATAATTTCAGCATTGTTTAATTTACTAATAATTTCATTATAAAACTCATTAGAAAACCTTGCAACATCATCATTTATACTCAATTCTTCTTCTATGATTTTTTTTATTTCTTCAGTTAACATGCTCTATTTTTATAATACAGACTTATTTTTTTTTATAATCCATTTTGCCTTAAAATCTCTTTGAATTTCCAATCTCTTTCCTTTTCTCTTTCTTCTTCCATTTTTATTGTATATAATGAATATGCCATACCAACTTTTCTAATTAAATATTTGAAGCCATTCTTTGAAACTGTTTGGAAATACTTTTTAGTTTTATCAAAGTTTTCATAATTCTTAATTATATTATGATTAATTAAATACCAACATGCAGTAATGAACAATGTATTTTGACTATTATATTTGCTAATATTGTCATATGAATTCTTTAATGTTGAATATAAATCTGATATGAGATTATCATAAATGAAATCTTTATATGTTTTATATTCTTTTTTCTTTTTTATAGCAGAAGCATATGCCCCATTAACAAATGAATTTATCTCATTTTTATTGCAATAATATAATATCTTGCATAAATAAGCAACTATTGGGTTATTATTACTCATCCCTTTTATAATATCCTGATATCTGTCAGTAGAAATTGGTTTGTTTTTCATTTTACATTCCCAATAATGACTACATTCATGTTGGATTGTGTCTGTTAAATCATAATAATCTATTTCATTCCCAAATTGCAAAACTGTTAAATATAAAGTATTTTCTTCAAATGAATATCCATTATTCCTATGTGTTTTTGAATACCATACATAGAATTCATCAGTGCTGTTAAAATATTTAAACATAAAATCAACATATAAATCAGACATTTCTGTTGCTACCCTAAACTTTTTTTCTTTTATGTTTTTCTCCAATAAAGTATATATGTCCTTTTCAATTATGTTTGTTAATTTAACAACCTCTTTTGCAATACCTAAATCTTCATTCATTAGATATCTAACCTGTTCCTCTGTTAATATTACTTTTTTCATACATATATAATTAATATATCTTTTTAATAAATGTCAAGTTTGTTAACTTAATAACAATAAAAAAAAAGCATAGAAATATTTTTCATATCCCTATGCTTTTTAAAATTTTATTTAATTTGTTGTTATTCGTTGAAAGACACACTTTCAGGGTAGACAACAAATGTTATGCTAATATATTCAAGTGCAGGTGTAGGTTTAACAAGGATTTTTGCTGGAAGGATGTGTTGGTCTCTTGTTTCAGGTGTTGATTCAGTTTGAATTCTATAATCAACAATACCTCTATTAGACTTAACATCAGCAAGAATTGGTTCTACAAGTGACTTAAATTGTTTTTCAAGGGTTGCATCATATTGTTCAAAGATAAGATGTTTAGAAGCCTCAACAACAAGTTTCTTAATTCTAAGCATAAGTCTTCTAACATTAATTCTATTAAGAGGGCTTTCCTTATCATATAATGTCTTATTACCCCAAACTTTAACACCATCTTGTGCAAATGTCTTGATAGGATTAACTCTATTTTCATAAAGTGTATCTTCATCAGAAAGAGTTGTCTTAATATCAGCCTTAATACAATCAATATTACCTCTTTCAGTACCAGCAGGTGCAAACCATGGGAATGAGTTATTATCTGTTGCAGCCATATTTCTAACAACATCCTTTGTTACAGGAAGTGTAAGATATCTCTTAGCAGAATTATCATAATATTTAATCCATGGCCAGTATGTACAAGCATAAGAAGATACAATATCACTATCATTAACTGCTTCAGCAATTAAATCTGCTGTTTTAACTTCATTAACATCCATTGGTGAGTTAATGATATAAAGTGCATCACCACCTCTACCATCCTCAGGGTCTTCAATCATATCAAGAGCATCTTCTACAAGAAGTGTGTGATGGAAGTAATCAATACCAGGAGTTGCAAACAAGTTAATATAAGAATCTTGTGGATTTGCAAATTGCATATAACCTGCAAGATATGCATAATAGTCACTTGTAATTGCATTTACTGGAAGATTAAGGTCAAGAGTTGGGTCAAGTACTAACTCAGATGAATTAACATAATCAAATGGGCAACCTGAAACAATTGCATATTTAGATGCCTTATATTTATCTGTATTAGTTCTTTCAGCCCTATAAATATCCCAACCATCAAAGCCACCATATGGATAAACAGTGAACTTTCTTAAGTTAATGTCTTCATAAATTGTTCCCTCAGTCTGAGCCTCAGTAATAAGTCTTGGAAGTTTCTTTGATTGTGCAGCAGCTTGAAGTCCATCAACTGTTGTAAATGAATAACCAGATTCACTATCAACAAAAATCTTACTATTCATCAAGACATTTGTTCCAGAAACACTATTGTTATTTGGCATTGAAAGAATTGCATCAAGGTGGAAACCCTTAGTAAGTTTATCAGGGTCAGCATCACCCTTTCCATTTGCATATGCAGTTACACCATTATAGTTAAGAACATCAACATCAAGGATATCTCTATTCAAGCCAAAATATTGTCTCTTAGGTTTAATGAAATCATTGAATTCAGTGTTATATGCAACATCAATTCTTTCACCACCATACTTAGGCATTGGATAACCTAAGAAACCACAAGGAACACAAGATTCAACACCATCTTCCTCTGAAATTTCAACTGTGATGTATTTTGATTTAGCAACATAGCCACCATCAAAAGTACCAATCTTAGCACCAATATAGTTATTAGTACCAGGCATCATTGAACAATTGGTGAATTTTTCAAGTACAACAGGTGATACATCACTATCATTGAAGTCTCTTACCCAAACATCAAATAAACCCTCATCAGGTCTGATTCTTTGAATAGAAATCTTAACTTGTCTATTAGCAGCATCACCATCAGAAATTGTATATACCTTGAAAAGTTTCTTAACATTGATTGCTTCATTAGTTGCTTCTTTAACCTCTGATACAATCCAAGGGGTTTGTGCACATCTATATGTTTCTTTATAGTTTACATAATTTTCATTACCACTTGATTCAAGACCTGCTGTTGCAATATCTTCAAATTTAATTGTTTTATTTTCATTTTCAGGCCTTCTAAGTAAGTCTTGATATGCATAGTCATATAATGCTTCAATATAAACAGGTGCTGAACCTACAAGTGGGTCAGTGCTGAATACATTGTAAATATATGACCTATCAGTAGGATTAATTGAAACATTGTAACTTGTCTCAGTTGAAGCACTTACAATATTACCATTTTCATCTTCACTATACTTATTATATGTAATTTTAAGGCCAAACTTACCAAGTTCTACTTTACCATCATTTGAAACAGCAGTTCCACCACTAATTTTACCACTGAGTGGAATATTTGCTGATACACCACTAATCACACAGTTTGCATCATATGTGGCACTACTATAAGGAACAAGTTGTACTTTAGTAACAATAGGATTGAATGCTTCTTGTTGTGCTTTTTCACATTCACCACCATTAACATTAGCATAATAATTAGCCTTTGACCTAAGAATTACAAGTGGGTACTTTTTACTATCAATATTAGCATAAACACCAAACACTTTACTATTTTCATAACCAGAGATACCAAGAACCCTAACAACATTAAGATTCTTTGATTCCTTCAAGTATTCTTTAGCAACATATGGAAGTTCATATTTAGGGAGGTCATTACCCTTATACTTTTCAGGTGATGTACCACCAAAGTAGTCTACAAAGTCAGCCCAATCAGTTACAGGTATTGCTTGAAATGCAGGTCCTTTAAGTGTTTCACCAACAAGACCAAGGCTAGTAATACCTAAGCTTTTAGCTGAGTAAAGAACATCTTTCTCTTCAGTATAAACACCTGGTGAAACATGACCACCTCTTGCATCACTTATCATATTTTTTATAGTTTTAACTTTAATTATTTTTATACATTTTTCTTATAAATAGTCTTTTGAAACCAAAAAATCTGTATTCATTTATTTTTTAATAAATTATTTTTGGCATTCAGTTTCATCATAACTAACATTTTGTTCTTCAGCATAATTTTGATTTGTTTCATCTAAATTTTCATTATAGATAATATCTTTATCATAACCACTTAATTTAAGGAAACTACATTTATCAAAATCATATCTTCTAACCTTTTTTATCTTAATTTCATCATTTTCTTTAAGTAATAGGGTATTTCCACTTTGAAGAATATTTTCAAGGTCAATTTCTTCATCATTTACTTTAAAAATAAAAGTTCTAATGTTTTCAACATTATATTTTTCAACAGTAAAATTACAATCTAATGTAAATTTGATTTTATCATCACAAGGTCCAAGACTTACATTTATTTGTATTGGTTTATAATAATATGAATTTTCAGGGCATTCAAGTGGAAGTTCTTCAATATCAGCATATGTTTGTTTTCTTTCTTCAAAGTCAAATGTCATTAACTTTAAAGCTGGTTTTTCTTCAACAATAAAATAATCTTCTGGGATAATATATGCTTTTACTGTAATTTCACAAGATTGTGAATAAAACTGTCTATCATCAATGTTATAAACTGATTCATCAGAAATATTATCCAAATTCATTGACATAAAATGTCCTTTTGGTCTAATATATGCTGTTATTGCTTTAAATTTCTCTTGAATAAGTTGATTGAATGTGTTTATTAATTCATATCTGTTAGTCATTATACTTATCCTATATTTAAAATCCACACCCATAGGTTGTTTCATTCTATATTCAATATAATATTTTCTATCATTTTTGTCTCTTGCTTCAACCCTTTTCATAAGATAAGTTCTTTCACCAGGAATATTTTTTGAATCACCATTTATTGTACCTGATTGTGGATTACTTTCTCTTGTGATTGTTTTGAAATTTAAAATAGGATTTTTCTTATTATCAACATGTTCCCACATTTGCATATACTCAGAAAATCTCTGATTTGAATATAACACAAATGTTGGTAATCTTTGTCCATCATAAGATATTGCTAAATCATTCTCAACCCAGTCTCTAAAAGTTTTATCAATATCTTCATAATTGACAGGCTCTGGTAATGGGCTTGAATCAGAAAGAACTTCCTTTACTAAATTCTCCCTTCTTTCAAGTCCAAATGACTTGTTTCTTAAAACTAATTTATTTTTAAATTCAATACTTCCCATTATCCATTAAACTCAGTTTCATCAACATAGGCTCCTTCACAGGTCACATAGAACGGCATTTTTCCGTACAATGTATTTTTATTGGCTGTCATTCCCATTTTCCCATCATTTGTTACTGTAAAATATATTCTATATTCAGGTGTTATATCAACACCAATATAATCACCTCTTTTGATATCACAACCATTTTCTTCCAATTCTTCCAAAAGAACACTGAAAATAATTGTTCCTGGTTTTGCATATAAACCCTTACTGATTGTTTCACTGTATGCTTTCATTTGAGTATCTTGTATTTCATAAACACAAGTTAATTCAATTGGGGTTTTGAATCTTAAATCAGATTTCCTTGCTTCCTTATAAATATCATCAACCTTGGTCTTTTCCAAATCAACTTGATAAAGGATAATAGTTTGATTAGCATGTTGTTCCATATATTCTTTAGCAAAATCCATTTGAACATTATAATCTTCCCCTGAGAAGAATTTGTTGTTCCTCTTTATTGGATTTTTTCTTCTAATTGGCATATTATCTAATTTCATAATTAATAATAAGTTTCATAAACATTATCATTCAAGCCAAAATCAATAAGCACCAAATTATCTTGACCATTTTCTTTAACAAGTCCCCAACTTGAAATTCTTTTCAAATCACCAACAGATTTAAGTTGATAATTTCCAAGATAGTCTTGCAACATATAAAAGATGGAATAATCATAATTATCTTGAAACTCTTCACTGTTGAATAATTCATCAAATTTTCTATTTCTATAACTTCTATTAGTATAAGAACTTACACAATAGTCAATCCAAGCACAAATTACTTCAAAACTATAACCAAAAATTCTTTTAAAGTCTGAAATTTTAGGTCTTCTTGCAAGTTCCATTTCAATCCACTGATAATTTTCATCAACATCAAACACCTTAGCAAAACAGCCAATTTGTTGGAGATAATAATCTGCTTCTACTTCATTTTGAGCAAGTCCTTTCCTATTTTTAGCAAGTTTAAGAACCTTTTCTTCATCTATTTTATAAACAATTCTTGCAGAACCTGAAGATATTCTTTGTAATCTTTGTTCACAATATTGTATTCTTCCATTGAATGTAGTGATTTTCTTAAACTCATCCATCTTGAAAAAAGTTGGATAAGCCATTTCACCAATTAAAACTTTATATTGATTTTCTGTAATTATAACTCTCTTGTTTTCCATCTTTCTTTAATTACTAGTAATATATACTATAAATAGTTTTTCTTTTAAAGAAATAATATTCTAGTTAATAAATATATTTTATTAAATATTATATATATAATATATTATATATTATTAAATATATATTTGTTTTTTATTAATAAAATTTATATATT